AACCTAAAGACTCACTCGCTAAAAAATCAACTACAGCATAAGCACCTTGAGGTCTTGGAGCGTCTTCTTGCTTGGCTTTTATTGTATACCCTGGAGTCTCTAAAACCAAATTTACAACGTCGCGAACCAGCTTGTTAATCGCTTCTTCTAGCAACATTAGTCTTTAACTCCCATAGCCATCGTATGGCCGTAATCATCCCAATCAGCAGAGCTTATGATTTTATATTGCTGACCCTTGTACATAACCAAGTCCGCTATCAAACCGGCTTCATCGTTTGTGGTACGCATAGGCTTTTTAGATATGAACAATTTTATGTCTTTATCTTTTTCGCCTTCGGGAAGTATTTCTAATTGGATGGGACTTGGTTGTTGAACACTGGCTAGGGTTTTAAAAGTAGAGGTTGTTCCCTTTACATATAATCCGTCAACATAAGCACCAGCAGAGGTTCTAATAACTGTTACTATTTGCGAGGTATCGCTGTCTAATGCTTCAGATACATTGATAACCATTATTCATCAACCTCGTAGGTTATAGATTGTCTCAGGTGACCCGTATCAACTAGAGGATTACCTTCGCGGTATACCAACGGAGGAGCATCAATATCTGTTATCTTATCTTGTACGTCTGTTTGAACAGCTAAGCCGATTATACCTAGTGCTCGTTTAGTATCCATATCGCCTTTTATAATCTTGTAACTGAGCTTACGAAATAAGGTTTTATAATCTCGTTTCTTTTCAATAACCGTTGATCTAAGGAAGCTACGCTCAGGAACCCTACTGCTACCAAACTCATGGACTGCGCCAACCATAATAACTGAGGTTCCGTCTGGGTAGTCGTTACTACCTTGTGGTAAACCTACTTTAACCCCGTTCGGCCCTTTGCCAAACAATTTACCGATACGCTCCAGTTCTCTGAGGGCTTGTTCCGGGGTACGTATTATTTCAGTCCTTGATCTCATAGCTGGTTGCCTACCAGCACGCCCACAAAACAGACGTTACGGGTCATTAGAAACCGTTGCCCATATACCGTACCCATATAAAAGTCATCACCGTCTGAGCGATCCTTAGTGGCTACAGCGCGAGTAACAGAAACGCCCCCGGCACTCTTGGAGCTTACCGGGCCAACCTTAACAGAACTGTCACCTGCTTCACTAGCCTCGGCGGTAATTAATAGATGGGCTACTAGGTAAGCTTGAGCATAATTGTATTTACCTTGCCAGCGATTCTCATCAGCACCCATATAGATCAACTGAGAGTCCTCTATGAAGATCTCAATTCTTGCATCAGGGTAAGTTACATCGTCAGAAAACTCAGGGAATCTTGCTCTAAAAGCGGCAACGGTAACAGTCATCACATTCCCCTTGTAGATTGATAAATAAGAATAGCGGCTAGTATACCGGATAGCCATTTAAGAATAGTTTTACTTATATCCATACGACCAGTATTAACATCTGATCTAGAAATAATATCGCTTATTTCTCTCTTTACTAACTCGATACTGTCGCTGTTACCTTTAAGAGCACTTAGTACCATATCCGGATTATGCTCAGCTTGCCATAACTCCAGGCGCATCATACGCTCATCGCCGTTATCTAGTCTTTTACCGAACCTACTGATAACTTGCTCATGGTTAGTAACTCTCTCTTCTAACCTTATAACCTTTTCTATCTTGCCTTCTATGCCGGATAATCTTTTTTCTATGGTTTCCAAAACCCTCCATAATCTCATGTTGTTAACATCATCAGTCACAATAATTACCCGGCGTTTTATGTGAGTTTATGGAATACTCTTTATAACCCTGCATAAGATTATAAAGAGTAGCCCCTGTTACCAAGGGCTAATCCAGGAGTTTATTTCTTGGCTTTGGGCATTGCCTGAGACTTGGACTTTGACTTAGAAACTTCGCTTTCAAGTTCCTGGTCGTCCTGAGCCTTACCAAAAGTCAACTTACCTTGTTCTTTTAGTTGAGCCACATAAGTATCAACGGTCTTGCCGTCTTTACCTACAAACTCTTCCCAGTGCTTGTCGTCTACCACGTTAAAACCTGGAACGACTCGCACTGTAACCCTGTTCCCACTTTTACCAATGGTCTTCAGGTTATACTGTCGCTGAGTTGTATTGATTACACCGGCCATGATATCAAATTCCTGTAGCGATTGCGAGTGACAACGGGTAGTAGATGTTAAGACCCGCCAAACGGTTACGACCCGGCACAATGAACTCAAGGTTCTTTTGCTGTACAGGCATCATTTCCAACTCTACCGGGATTTCCAATTGCAGCTTGTCCGGGTTACGGTCATAGGCTACCATTGCATCAGTTGATAGGTTGGGGTTAAGCTCGGCTGAGCATTCGTTAACAGGGATGATATCGTTAACGCTGTTCAGGTACGGGCTGTTCTGTACCAGGAACATCAGGATAGTAGTATCGCTGTTGCTTGCACGAGGGGTAGAGCTGATATAAGACCACTGAGCAGGAGGTAGCATCAGCGTATTGCCGCGCTCAACCATTTTGGTAGTCTCAAAGATGTCGGCGAACAGGTCGTTAACATCAAACAGGATTTCGTCTGGGGTTTTGCTTGCCCAATCACCTGTTCCGCCAGCGCCATTAACAACGGCACCAGTTGGAATGTTAGGGTGATCAAACAAACCCGGCAAACCGCTGGCGGCATCACCAAAGAACGCAACATCGTTAACCTTCTGCTCTACAGATCGCATAGCAGCGTTTGCACGACGTTGATCCAGGGCTGCACCAGTAAGCTGGGAAGCTTGGATCTCGTCCAGGTTGTAGCCGTAGGAGATACCTACAGAACGAACCGGAATGGTTGTTTCTTTACCGGCAACATCAGCACGAGGCAAGTCGTCAGCATAGGCTTGGATAATCTTAGCCGCGCCTACTTGATCATAAGTGCGGTAAGTGATTGAAGTAACACCTGGACCACCTTCGTTAGAGACAGGGAAAAGCATACGTGCTTGAAGTTCAGCATACTGAACATCGTAGCTACGTGCTTTAATGTGCTCCAATTGGCGCTGGAAAAAGAACGCGCCGTCAGCATCCAAGATACCGTTGTTAATGGCTTGACTGATAGCGCCGTCAAGAGTTGTTTTGGTCGGTCCCTGTACTACGGCATAATGTGCGCCGTCAAATTGTACCAAGGAGCCGTCACGGAGTTTCAATTGCTTCATTTGATTGCTCCTTATGAGCCAGCGGTTACGGCTGAGGTTTGAATTCGGATTACAGCCAGTTCACCGGCTGCGGCTGTAGTTTCCCAGGTTGCACCGTTAAGCTGAGTCTCGCTGGCACCAGCAGCGCCGGAGTCCAGAACACCAGTACCGTCAGTGTACTTAACAGCATTACCGGGTACGCAACCAGTCGGGCAAACTGCCCAGATGTAACCTACTCGCATGATACCGGCTGTTTCTTTTACATTCCAACGGATAGCACCTGCATCGCCGCCTTCTTTTTCAAGTGAGCGAATGGTAATACCCAGGAAGTCGGCGGAAGCAGCGGGAACAACTTGCTTGTCCGGATCTGTGCCGCGTGTTACCGCAACACCAAAACCGATACCAGCAGCAGTTTCAACCGCGCGAGATACGATGTCATGGGGTGCTTGAGCGTAAATGAGACCAGCGTAAGCCTTGCCCTGACGAATGCTGTAAGTAGTTTGAGCAGCCATTATTTAGCACTCCCTTTCCAAAGATTACGGTTCCGCTCGAGCATCTTGTCACGAGCAATAATATGAACCGGGCGATTGTCTGTAACCTTGCCGTCATTGGTTTTAACTTCCTGACGGAAAGCATTGTCCAGATCGTTAGTACCTTGTACGGATTCAGCCAAGATATCAAAACGAGCTTGGATATAATCTGCAGAAACAGAATCCATCTGAACGTTTTCACATTTGGCGGCAACTACTTCCTTCATCAGGCTGTCGTTGTCTTTACCTTTCCATTCAATTTCAGGAAGGATCTGGCGAACCTTATCTACCAGTTCAGTACGTGCTGCAACCAACTTGTCCAGGGCATCGGCCGTTGGAACCTTACTGGCTGCATCGTCGAGTTTGGCTTTCAAAGAATCGGTGGTTTTCTCAGCCGCTTTTTTGGCTTCTTCCGCTTCATCTTCTTTAGCTTTCTTCTCTTTCTCAATTTCTTCGGCTGACATTTCAGCATCTGTTAGGCGTTGATGCAGTTTACCAACCGCTTGAGCCGCCTGATCAGATACTTCGTAGTCAACCCCATCAATGGTTACTTTAGCCATTTTGGTTATGTCTCCTAGGTTAGGAAGTTGGTCGGCTACTCTGCAATCTCTTCCAGCGCGACCACGCTCTACAATAGCAATGTGATTGCCTTTTATATTCCTCTGAACGGCATCGTATTGCTCACCGTCTGGAGAAACACCGGGAGTCCAGTCTATATCTGCTGTATAGCCGTTGGACAATTCTGCTTTGCCGCTTTCTATATCTGCTATAGATTTAGCGTCAATAATAAATAGGTCTGCTTTTGCAAAACAACCATCACGCGTAACAGTTGGGCCAGCATGACCAACTGAGTATTCTTTTGCGTTACTGGCATTAACAAGTACAGGAGGATGATTGTTTGTTACGGGCTTATTACTAAAGGAGCCAAGGGATAAGTCTGAAAACACTTCTTCCTCAGGCCGATACACCCTTACAATATCGTTAGGTTCACGGTCATCAACACCCATTTCACCGGCTAGATACTCTTGTATACCAATGCGAGATATCCTTGCTGGTACAACAAGAAATCCTTCATCGGTATACTTACGTTCTGAGTTTATATCTAGTCTGTCTTTTAGAAACATCTAATGCTTCCCTTCTGGGTTAGATTGTATGGTAATTCATATTCTAAATAAAATAAACATACGCGCCAATAACAAAGCAAAAATCATACTTTAATTATAGCTTGTGCTACGCATCGGCATTGAATATCTTGCCCTGGATGCCCTGTATCTTTTGGCGGATCATCCCATCGGAATGTTTTACCGTTCTTGCTTTTATGGGTATCTCTTACTCTTTCGTCACCTGCTGTACGCCATATATATTCCTCAACTCCCAGGTTCTGTGATCGTTGCTGGTTAAGCGCCGAGTTTAATTTAGATGTTTGGTCACGCGCGATAAGCCTAGCTCTTTTCTCAGTGCTATATCCTATCTTGGTTATCTGTTTAATCATTGAGGTAGCATCGCGCCCCTGCACTGTACCTCTAAAAACGACACCTTCTATCTGTTTGAAATACTCCTCAGGTATTGTCTTTATCAGCGCCACATTCTCTCTGGTAGTTGCATACATTATATCTTCCAAGCCTTCGTTCTGCAGTACGTTGTTCAGGTTAATACCAATAGCATTTTCCATTGCTTTATAAAACCGCTGCTTATTAACCTGATTAACGTCCTCAGTAAACCCGGCGCTGACTATAGCGGCATTGCGCCCAATGTCTATATAGTTGCGCCGTAAGTTTTCAAACACCTGCTCTAGAGTCCTAGCGTAGGCGTCATTAACATACTCTGGTTGTAGGCGCTTTAGTACAGGTATCAATTGTTCGTTTATATCTGTCTTTAGGCGCTTGGCTATGCTCTGCAACCATTTACGATACTTCACCTCCGGTCCCTTCGGATTCCTCACTGGATTCACTTTCTTCTTCTTCTCCAGCCTGTTCTTCTTGTTCGTTTCCAGCATTAGTCTCGTCGGTATCGGGTTCAAAGCCATTAGCGTATTCCTCTAACTCCGTAATATGTTCGTCAGTTAAGTTAGTATAAGTCCCGTTTTGTTTAAGCTCTTTAGCCACCGTGTATTCTGGGATAATACCTTTGTCCAAGTATATCTGGTCACGCTGAGCATTAATAAAGTCCAAGTCAGCCTGCTCTTTAGGTGTCATCTGGAACAACGAGTTAAACTTGTAATCCAGGTCAGCGTCGTCAGCTATACCAAGACTCTTCGCCATTATGATATCAAAGAAATCCAGTTTAGGCTTGTAGTCGTTAACCTGCTTAGAGCGTATAACGTCGTAGTAGTTTTTCATGTCCCCTTCGCCGGTCGCGTTTAAACCGCTTGCGGAGCTACCTAATAAGCGGGTAGCAGGTACGTCACTAGCACCCGCTAGGAACAAGGCATGAGCATTGAGCAGGTCTGGGATGCTGGCAAAGCTGTTCTGCTTCTTCTCGTATTTTTCATCAATATCTAGCACTAGCATATTGTTGAAGCTTTTCATCATACCTGCTAATGTAAACCGTTTCTGCAACAAGGATGTTCCTTCGGCAGTTTGTAGATAACCCATTAGGTTCTTAACCTGCATTACGTCCACGTTACTCTCATATACCATACTAGCAGAACCCGCTGCAATGGTATTGAAGTTAGTAAGGGCTTCGTATAGGCGATCTAGCACCGAATCAGACATATAGTTGTTACGCTTAAACTCATCAAACGGCAACTTAACTGCGTCAAACCTTATTACCCGGCTATGATGAATCTTCACGTTAGTATTAACAAAGCGGTAATAGCTTGGCATACCGTAGTTGGGATCTAGTGGGTTCTCAATCGGTTGCAGGTCAGCCCGGTCAATACGGTGACGGTCAACAACCTTTATATGTTTGAGACCGCCTTTCTTAATGCTGTTAATCTTAAGCGGTTGGTCTACAGGCTGACCGTCGTCAACATTCATTACAATAAAAGCAGTTCCGTAAAGCCGCGCCCATTTATGAGCTTGATTAAAAGCCTCTGACAAACCAACACGTTCTTCTTCCTCTACTAGCATAGCGATAGTTTCGGGTTCTATATCGCCGTTATAATAGCGCCATTCCCGCGTCATATCGTCTGGGATAATGTCTACGACTTTACCGGCTAACCAGTCTGTACGGTAAAGGGCGTTTAACTCAACCTGATTACCATCTGCTGAGAGTCGTTTAGTGTTAACAAAAGTAGAGTGAGATCGTTTGTCTTGGTTAGTACCAAGTTCAGCCACTAGGTTCTCTAGACTGTCTTTTAATGCCGTTTGGTCAGAGTCCATTATATGGGCCTCCTCATACGTATGTTTATCCACTGGTTTATCCCCGTTGTTGATAATTTAGGTTAATGATTACTATGGTTACGTTTTTGTACGTTGTATACCCTTATATATTTTGTATTTTATATTAAAATTACTATACACATTACCCCTAGTCAGTATTGATAACCATAGTAACCATTAACCCCCCCTAAAGCGTAATTTTATCAAATTCCTATAGCGTTAGAACTGTACAACATATCCTCAAAGACAATTAGGTCCTCAACTGCATCCATTGTAGGGTCTATTTGATCGTCGTGCTTATGGGTCATCAGCGGAGTAAACTTACGGAACTCCTCTTTATAATCATTCATCCAATCCACATCAAGAGGTAGAAATATATAACCGCTGGCAAAGTATTTGACAACACCCATTGCTCTCAAGACCTTATCCGTATTACGCTGTATAGGCTCTATAGGTATCAAGTAATTCTTTTTAATGGACTGTATCAATGATGACCCAGAACTCTTATCCTCTATTTTAACGAGGCTAGCTCCTAGAGGTTTGTACAAAGTAGGCTTCCATTTAGTCCAGAACTCAACCAGCTTAGACTCTAATTCAGGGGCTTCCCATTTGCCCCTTATTTGATCTAGCAAGTATATCCCCTGATTAGGTACTCTTCCCCAGCATTGGAACACACTGTAGTCATTATGTTCTCTGGTCTTTTGCGCTGTATCTCCGTAGATACGTATCATGTCCATACCCGCTGGCATGACTTCGTAGTACCTCCAGTATTTCTCTTTAAACATACCCCCACCAGCGGGTGAGGGGTTTTGCTGCATCTGGCTGCTAGTAGTGTAGGGATCACCGGACTCTAATGTACGGTACTGCTCCAGGTTATGTTTGAACGGCCAAAGCATACCGCCAACGGGTACGCGGCTTGGCACGATGTTTAAAATATCCCCTTGGCTAAAAAACATAAGCAGGGCCACCGTTGAGAGCCGCCAGAACGCCGTTTAAGCTTATGGGCTTGCCGTGGGTATAGTCTTTGGGGTAAGGCTTGTTGAGCGCCTCCTCAGACAGGAAGGTAGGAATTACGAGATGGTGCCAATGGTCGCCCGAACCACCTTTAAGCAGAAACCCGGTAAGGTCGTCTTCGTGTATCCTCTGCATAATATTAATCATAGGAACGCTTTCTACGGCTAACCGTGACCGCATTGTATTGTTGAAGCGGTTGTTAATGGCGTTACGTTTTACGTTGCTGTAAGCATCGTCAGGCTTGACTGGATCATCGTTTATAAACGCCCCTGTAAACCCGCTTTCCATTCGCCCTGCCCTAAAGCCGGTTATCTGCCCCCCGCTGGCGGTTGCCATCATGCCCCCACCTAACTCAGTAAACCATCTCTTTTTACCCTTGGTATCAGTACGAGTTTGCATAGGCCAAATCTCCTGGAACTCTGGAGATTGTACAGTTTGTTTTATCTTAGAGGAGTTCTCTTGTGCTAAGTCCCCAGAGTAAGAGGTATGAATATACTTAGATCTAGGGTTAAGGGCAATCCCCCTGCTAATAAAGTTGAGTACGGCTTGCTCTGTTTTGGTATAACCTGGAGCGATATTTATTATGAGCCGATCTATCTTACAATCAAACACCCCTTGCAATACATACTCAATGACATAATGATGCCAGTTACGGATCATCTTATTACCTTCCCGCAAGCTAAAGAAATAACGCATGAACTGTATTCCGTCATTCTCTAACATGAACTTTAGCATTCGTCTTTCATTATAAGACCATCGGTCAATATCATCTGGGAGATATAGTTCAGAACCAGTCATTAAACTTCTCCCTGAATAACTCTATTTCCTCGGCTGTTAATGGGCTTTGACCAACATCACCGCCAGCACCTGAGCCTCCGTTTAAGTCTACCTGCTTACGCTTAGGATACATATACTCAGCCATCGTTTTAGCAGCCGTTATGGACTCTCCAAGTCCTACAGGCCGATACTTGTAATCGGTTAACACTATGTCAACAATTTCAGCCCAATCACTAGGGTCAGGTTCACCATCTGAGAACTCGTGTAATTCTGCCACCAGTTTATATAGACGAGATATCTGCCTCGGGTCTGCACCATTCATCACAGATTCCAAGAATATAAGAGGGTCTTTGGCTTGCCCCTTATTAATAAGATCTCTCAGATCTTCTATTGTCAGTGGTTTGTGTTTCATATGGTTCTTTATTAACCCGG